GAAGGTATAGGCATGACTGGTTGGGACTGGAGTAATAGAGTAAGTAAGTTTGTTGCTTTCGACTTTGATTCTCTAATCAATCATAAATCAGGATTCTCAGTTGAAGAGCTTGATGAGGTTAAGAAAGCAGCACTAGATATCCCTTGGGTGTCTGTGCGTAAAAGCACGTCGGGTACTGGCTTTCATATCTATATCTTATTAGATGACGTGCCGACTGAGAATCATACAGTACATGCTGGATTAGCCCGTGCTATACTTGGTAAAATGTCAGCAATAGCTGGCTTTGACTTCAATTCTAAGGTTGACGTTTGTGGTGGTAACATGTGGGTCTGGCACCGTAAGATGCGAGAATCACATGATGGCTTAAAGCTAATTAAACAAGGTGATGTTCTTGAGGACATACCACCTAATTGGCGTGATCATGCTAAGATGTTAACCAAAAAGGGTAGACGTGCCAATCTCAATCATGACGTAAATACACCAGCCGCGTTAGCATCTATACGTGCTCAAATAAAATTAGACGGCTCGCATCAAGAACTTATAACACATCTAGAATCTATTGGTGCAATGTGGTGGTGGGATCAAGATTTACATATGCTTGTCACGCATACATCAGTGTTAAAAGAAGTACACGAGGAATTGAACTTTGAAGGATTCTTCGACACGAACTCAACTGGAAAAAACCTTGACGAACAGAATTGCTTTTGCTTTCCCTTAAAGAATGGAGCATGGAGTGTTCGTAGATATTCTCAAGGGTGTAGTGAACATGAGTCTTGGGACACAGATGCTAGTGGTTGGACACGGACATATCTTAACAGTGTACCCGACTTTGCATCAGCATGTCGTGCTTACGGTGGTGTAGAAGACCCGAAGGGCGGCTTTAGATTTAGAGAAGTTGAAGTTGCTCAAAAAGCTGCTAAGTTATTAAAAGCAGACATACAGTGTGCTGTTGGTTTATTATCAAGATCTTGTGTACTTAAACAACATAAAGATGGTAGACTCATTACTGAGATTAAGCGTGATCCAAATGATCCGCCCAATGAGATGCCCGGTTGGTTTACAGAAGGAAACAAACCTTGGACACGAATATTCAATATTCGTATTGATACAAACAAAGAGACAGAAACAGCGGTAGCTGATGATATCGTTCGTCACTTGATTACACAATCAAATGAAGAGACAGGTTGGTTCCTTAGTATTGAAGATAGATGGGTACAAGAGACTTTAACTAATATACGTGTTGCCCTCAAAAGCATGGGTATGAATGAAAAGCAAGTGTCTAATACTTTAGGTACTTCTGTATTCCAAGCCTTCACACTGGTTAATAAACCTTTTCAACCCGAGTATCCAGGCGATAGACAGTGGAATCGCAATGCTGCTAGTTTTCGATACGTACCCACTGAGGAATCAGACAATCTTCATTATCCAACATGGCTTAAAATCCTTAAACATGCTGGTGATGGATTAACTGATACTGTACGTGATGAACCTTGGTGCAAAGCTAATGGTATTATAACGGGATCAGACTATCTGAAATGCTGGATAGCATCTATGTTTCAGTTTCCTGATCGTCCTTTACCTTACTTATTCTTTTATTCAAAGAGTCAAAATACTGGTAAGAGTACATTCCATGAAGCACTCAGAACACTACTCACAAGTGGTTATCAGAAAGCGGAAGCAGCCGTCACCAATCCGACTGGGTACAATGGTGAATTGGAAGGAGCTATACTGTGTTCAATCGAAGAAATTAATCTCAAGAGAGATAAAACTGCGTATAATAGGATTAAGGATTGGGTCACTTCCCCGGATATACTCATACACCCGAAGGGCAAGACACCGTACCAGACACCCAACACGACACACTGGATACAATGTTCCAATGACCATAATGCATGTCCGGTCTTCCCAGGCGATACACGCATTACTATGTGCAATGTGCAAGCCTTAGACCCCTTGGACCTTATACCAAAGCGTAAGCTCTTTCAAATGTTAGATGCTGAGGCTCCGGATTTTCTAGCTGCCATCCTAGCACTAGAGATTCCAGAATCTAATGATCGTCTTAATGTCCCTGTAATTAATACCGGTGACAAGATGATGCTAGAAGGCTCTAATGAAAATATGCTAGATGCATTCATTCGCGATCAGTATGATTATATACCCGGAAATATGATAAAGCTAAGTAACTTTTACGAACACTTTATACGTTGGTTGCCGGAGAATGAAAAAAACATATGGTCAAAGATTAAGATGGGTCGTGAGCTTGACCCTTCTAAGCATCCAAAGGCACGAACACAACAAGACCCAAGCTTCTTTGTTGGCAATATAGCACGTAAGGGTGCAGCTTCTGAACCGGGTCGGCATCTTGTAGTAAAGACAAAAGGCTCCTATGAAGTTCTTGTTCCAAAGGGAGCAACTAATGATTAGGGATGCATTAAAGAAACTAACACAAGATCAATACAATGAGATCATGGAAGCGTTCAATGATGAAATCAGTTATATAATAAAATTAGATGGTGGAGAATACATTGCTGTACACTTCACTCCTGATCCTAGAATCTATACTGAAAAAGATAGAACTGAATACTGGTCGGCAGGTGAATACAATGAGGATAAATAATGAATTGTTATAAATGTGGGACACCAATCTCACGAATGTTATGTCATGCTTGTAAGTTTAGTAATTTAACTGATGCCATTAAGAATAGACAAGCTTATTTGTACGGTGTCACAGGCTTAGCTGGTTCAGGTAAAACTACATTTGCAAAGTATATTATTGATCAAACTAAGACTGGGACTATTATACCCTTTGCTGCTAAGGTTAAAGAGTTTGCAAAATTACTTGGCTGGGATGGAGAGAAAGATGCTAAGGGTCGTCGTCTACTACAACTAATTGGTACAGAATGTGGACGTGAATGTATTGATCCTGACCTATGGGTAATGGCCTGGCATGAATCAGTAAAATATAATGTTATAAGGCAAACACCAATAATCTTTATTGCTGATGATATTCGTTTTGATAACGAAGCAGAAGCTATTTTGGCTTTAGGTGGTACAGTCATTAAGATAACGGGACGTAATAGTGGTGTTGGTACAGAACACGCTAGTGAATCTGGTATTTCAGATAACCTTATTCATAGACGCATCAATAATACACATTCAATAAGTGAACTAAGAAAGGAAGCAGCTAAATATGCGAACATTACATGACGCTTGGGACGATTTTGAAATCCCAAAAGATAAATCTGAGATTGTTAAAGCCCCATTTGCTTTTGCCGGAGGTAAAGAACGTAGTATATTACACTTAATACCTCTACTACCAGTAGAACGTGCTTGGGTAGATTGTTGTGGTGGCTCAGGTATAGTAACATTGAATCGTGCAAAGTCTGAAATTGAAATTTATAATGACAGATGGTCTGCACTAACAGATTTTTATAAAGTTATTCAAGATCCAGAAATGTTTGAAACGTTCACTGGTATGGTTGATGTCAGCATCCACTCTCAAGAAACATGGGAATGGGCACATGTGGCACAACATGACGCTTCTGATCCCATGAAGAGAGCATTTGCATGGTATTATAATAATATCTATTCTTTTGCTGCGCTAGGTAGAAACTTTGGTCGTGCTACTAGAGGTACAACACCCCTAGCCAAAAAGATCGATAAAAAAATACCTCACTTTCGTGTCATACATGAACGCATGAAACACGTTCAAGTCGTTAATTCAACAGTATTAAATTGTCTAAGAGATTATGATGATTATGATACAGTATTCTATATTGATCCACCATACTATCCTGAGTCGCCTGGTATCTACAAGCACAGCATGAAGAAACCTGATCATGTATTGATGCTTAAATCAATATTCAAAGTCAAAGGATTTGTAGCTTTATCTGGTTATGAAAATGAGTTATATGATTCACCTGAGTGGGATTGGGATAGTCGGCATTCATGGAAAAGTATAGTTACTATAAAGGCACCATCGTTAGAAGGAAATAATAGAGAAGGTACAGAATTAATTCACAAACGTGATGAAGCAGAAGAAGTCCTCTGGATAAAGGAAGCAAGATGAAAGATGTACTACAATTAATCAAACACCAGCCACATGACCATCAAGCACTTTTAGAAGGTATACGTATCTTAAAGAAGCGAGCACGTATGCTTGATGTTGTGACACTTTATATTAAGTCACCATTTGGTGCACACCATAACACGTTCTTTATTAAACACGAAAATGAGAATGATGATGCATACGAGTGTGAGAAAGCATTTTCAAAAATTATGTCAGACCACTTAAATAGTATAGCACACTCTACATTGAAGGCTATGGAGAAATGATCTTAAAATCTCAACAACATTTGAATGGTGATCAGATTGTCGCAATAGATGTAGAGACAACTGGTGTGGTAGTAGGCTATAGTGAGATATGTCAATTATCGATGATACCACTTGATAATTTCTATAACTTACGCCCAGAAATTTTACCACTTAATATATTTATACGTCCTGACTGCCCAGAACGTATAGACCCAGAGGCTATGAAAAAGAATAGAATAAAACGTGACAGTCTTATTAAATATGGTATAGATACTGAGAAAGCTAAAGACCTTGTAGAAGATTGGATCGAGAAACTTGAGCTACCATATAATAAATATGGTACACGTAGATGTCGTATTATTCCACTTGGTCATAACTTTGGATTTGATACAGCTTTCTTACAAGAGTGGTTAGGTAAAGAATTATATAGCTCGTGGTTTAGTGTCTTTGTACGGGACACTATGACTACAGCACTATTCTTAAATGATAAAGCTGCGATGAAAGGCCAACAAGTTCCCTTTTCAAAGGTCACACTTGTCTACTTAGCATCGCAGCTTAAAGTTAAATATAATAATGCTCATAATGCTCTAGCTGATTGTATGGCTACAGCAAATGTTTACAAACAAATGATGATGGATCAAGGAGCTAAGAATCTATGAGAATAATAACATATAAGACTCAGTTGATTGGGATAAAAGGGGAAGAAGCTAGCTCACGAAACTCAATATCACAGTCACCTACAGCTTGATAGATCAATGGACGGTGAGTTAAAAATCTCTTAGGATCACCAGCCTTACTCGATGTATAGCCTATGCAATCTGCATAGGCTATATTTTTAGTCATACTTGCGTCGAATCCAAGCATTATGAAATTTCTAATACCTAAGTCTTTCAATAACTTAATTGCCATAACGACGGTCAAGGTATTTGATGCACAACCATATGTCTCTGGTGTATATAATTTATAAAACTTATCTTCATTCTTTGAGCATATTGCATGTCTGTTCAATAGCAGCTTAGCTTTAGGATTGTAGCATTTATCTTCTAATGTAGAGTCTTGTTGTAAAGTATAAACATCTTGATCTAGTTCAAGCTCAACGATCTTATGTACGGATTCATTCATACAGAAGATAGGATATGGCTCCTCAAAATCACCACAGCTAATATTATCTAAAGATGGTCCCTTACCAATTAGATAAGCAGTATCTGTATTAAGACTAATGATTTGTACATCAATTTCAGTGTCAAGTTTAGTGTGCCATCGCTTCTCACTACCGGGCACTGGTGCATAGTTACGATTAATCTCAGTTACTAGTTTTGTATTGGCACGGGGTAAAATGAATGTTCCATCATTCATTAAGCGAGCACCCAATTCTTTAGGGTATAGACCTGTCATATGTTTGTATCTCCTACTAGCTTGATTATGTTGGATGACCGCTTCCGGTCCTATAGCATCAAAAATCTTAGTGTAAGACTGAGGTAGATTATAAAATCTAACTTCCTTGTCTTTCTCTAAGACACGTTGTAATACTCGTTGGTCCCACTCATCTGAATTTAATGATTGTTCATATATCCACTTATTTAATAGATTCTTAGCTGCTTTTGTTGTATTAAAATAGAGTGTACCACTGAGTAATTCACCATTTGGTCTAACATGTGCAGCTACATCACAGTCTAATACTCCAAACAATGAAGGCTCTTGCATTACGACAGCATCTGCATCTACAAAAACGAGGGGTTGTTTATATGCATCTAAGGCTCGTCGTATAACTATAGGCTTTATACTACAATTACGCACCCATGAACCTAAGCTTAATACACCGTATAAATGATATTGTAGCTTATAATGTAATAATGATAACTCTAGTAGTTTCACTTCTTTTTCGTAGCTTGTTCCTCTGGTGTAATAACTGATGAAGATTGGATCCATTTAATATCTCCTTGACATTCTACACAAGTATGCCTACCTACTATTTTATTTATGACATCACAAATACGCATAACTTTTGTACAACATCCATCTGATTTTATTTCTGTGATCCGATGATCACAATCAGATAATGCAGGTAGGAATACGAAAGGATCACCGGGATCACGTTCATAACCGTCGGGAACAACTGGTGGTTGTCCTCGACGAGGAGCGAGTAATTTCCCATCTGGGAGCTTTCTCAGTCTCATATTTATCTCACAGACTCAGAATAAGAGCAGTTGTGAATTTATTCAACACGCTTACAACAATATTACTAATAGTCTTACGTAACTCTTTTTCTTCAATAGCTGCAATGGTTGAAAGATTAGCATATAATAGATGCAGATTACTTTTATGTATATCAGAAATCTCAGGGTCAGTAACCATTTCACCTAGAATAAAATTAATATCACTTACTACTTGAGCTACCTTTGTTTTAGTATCACCAGTAAAACGATCTATAATCTTTTGTAGACCCTTTTGTATTTCTATTTTAACTAATTCATCCATTGTCATTCAATCCCATATAAGAGTTCTGTGTAATCGGCAACATAACGATCACGGATTCTAAGATCAAAGCTAGTTAATGTTGTATCTTCGTGAATGAAAATATTATATTCTGGTACAACAGTCTTATAAAATAAATCTGCTTCATTCCATCTTATATTAGTGTCAGCTACAAAAGCATCTACGACCTCAGTGGCCTCAACAGTATTTTTATATTCTGCCCATTCATAACCAACAGTGCTGCCAAAATCCTTATTAGCTTTAGTGAACGCACCATTGCACCCTGTTAATAGTACCAACAGTATAATTAAATTAATCTTTTTCATTTTGTTGTCCAGCTTTGTCTACACTACCCTGAGCAATTAGGTAACCAAGATTCGTTAATGTAGAGATAATAGAACCAGCAATAACATTAATGCCACTAATAGTATCAGCCTCATTGGGCCAAAATATTAGAGCAACACCAATTAGATTACCTACAATGGTAATCCATAATTTACGAGACTTCAGTTTTTCCATGTTATTCCTTAGAATAGGGTGGGTTGATGTATGCCTAAACCAGCTTGCGTCACTACACTGCAAATGTATTGGTATCCGTCTAGTGTCCAATCCTCTTCTGGATTCTCCGAATCTGTATGATCCCCTTCCTTATACCATTGTGCCGTACCTGTACTATAATCGTATTCACCGCCCCATAGTTGACTATCATCTAAGACACCATGATCACTATAATTACCAAAACAAAAACAGTTTATAGTATTTACCATTGGGTGTTGTACATTAACAAAATTCTTTTTATCCACAGGATCATCTGTCTCTTCGTTCGCAACGGCAGAAGTGAAAACATCATGTATCCAGTAACTTGTTATAGGATTACCATCTATCATAGACCATAAGAAATAACCGGGCATGAAGTGTCTATCATCACGTGTTGTCGGTCTATATGATCCTATAGTGAAACGGTAAAAAGCATTAGGATCATCAATAGGATTGAATAAGAAGTCAGCAGCAAAGGATACACCGGTTGAAATACCTGCTCTACTCCTGACATGACCATGAGCGAAGCCTTTAGGATATGTCAATA